GGCTCGGTTGAAGACCGTGCCACGCCAGCGGGGTCGCCGACGGATTCGAATCTGCAACCAGCATATTTGTTCATCAGCAGAGGTTTCACAACCTCACCGGCAAACTGGCGAATACCCATGTCCTCGGCGACAAGCTCATCAAGAATGACGAGCTGCCCTTTGGCGGTCATCTGTCCAATGATGCAAGCAGGGGTCAAACCAAAGTCCCAGCCCAAATAGACAGGAAGGTGTGGGTTGACCTCAATCTCTTCGTGAGCGCAGTGAATCTTGTCGCTGTACTCAGGATAGACAGGCTTGCCATCGGCAGTCGTGCCGTACTCGCCAAGCACGAAGACCTTAATCCAGTCGTCGTTCTTGCCTCCAATCATGTTCAGGTAGTAGTCATACCCCTGCGTCAGATTGAAAATGTTCTCTGCGTGAGGGTTCGGTTCGTACCGAACGTCCTCGCCTTCCTGAACTCGAACCAATCCACCGGGTTGGTCAAAGAAGTCCCAGTTGTCAGGGCGCTCTTCTTCGGCGAACTTGTAGTACCAGTGGTCGTCGTCAGGAGGGTTGGTGTCCAGAATCACACAAGGGTGCGTCGGGCCACCCATTGTCTTGGGCGGATAGCGGCCAACACGCTGAGTCAGCATGTCGAACACTTCCTTTGGCACTTCGGACGCTTCGTTAATCCAGCCACCAGTCAGTTCAAGCGAACGTAACTTGCCGGTCTCCGAGGCTTTGTCCAAAGCGAGGAACACCACTTCGAGTTCGAGGGCGTTGCCGTCACCACAGTCCTTAATCTTGATTGTCGATGTGATGGGTGTGTCCCACTTCATCGGAGCAATGTCAGAGTTAAACCAGTTCTCCCACGTTTTGATGGTGGTGGACTTGAGTTCAGGATAGGTGTTACGGATAACAGCCCAGCGAGCGCGGCGCACGCCGTTGTGAGGAACTTGCTTCAAGGTGTGGCGCATGATTTCCATGCAGCACGTTGAAGATTTGCCTGAGCCAACAGGCCCCTTTAATCCGCGCACGAATGCTTCGGAGTGGTGGAAGTTGGCGGCTACCTTACCCGGAGGTCGGTACTTTATCAGGCTGTTGTTGCTCATCGAAGGTGGTGTCTATGAGGAACGTGACCGATTTGGCCTCGACCTCGTGTTTGATGGAAGCGAGATTGGGAACAGTTTTGTCCAACAGCATCTCGATGGCTTTCAATCGAGCGCCGGTCATCTTCACCTTGGACGTGCCGAGGGCAAATCCTTGGAGAGTGTTGACCAGTTCTGTCGTTTGAATCTTTTCGCGCACAGCGTCCGCATGTTCCGCACGAAGGTGGTCGCGGCGAGCGCTGATAGCTTCTTTGGTTATGCGTTTAGTTGCCATGCTGGTAATCGGCGAAGCCGAAATTTATTTTTAAATGGTTGTTGGCGGCCGGGAATCCCCAACCCTTCGCCGACCTTCTGTGCAAGGACGCACAGTGTCATCACGATTGACCAACACGAATGGGAACTAGCGGCCGGATTCGACACCGGCGATTCGCCTCGTGGTATCTGACGTTCACCACGTTCTTCCAATTCCCATACATCTTGGCAAAGAGGCCCGTCTCGTGGGCCAACCGGACAGGTCAACCGAGGAGACACCATACAGTCCCTGTCTGCGGCAGTTATAACTCACCCACCGCTTGAGTGATTCTTCTCTGGGGACAGATTCTCTATGTTAGGTAGGACTCTACTCGTCTGATTCGCATACTCACAAGCGGCTTTGGCAGTAATTCACATCTTTTTGTTAAAAAATTTTTGGGTATGGGCAATATGCCACCCCCCATCTGGCGAAATGGGCAGGAAGGTTAACCTTATGGATAACCTCGACATTAACCTTGGCATCAAACTCTGCCTGTTCCGGCTCAAAAGTAATACTGGCCGGAGTAAAACCCCGTGATTTCTGGCACTTGATTGGCGTTTTGCCCTGTTTATGGGTACTTTCTGGCTGTGATTGGGGGGTAAGTTACTACTCGAAGGGGGTAAGGACTTGTGCGTGTATAGCCCCTATACCCACACGCATGGTCGCCCGGGTCGCGCTCGCGGGGCAGGCCACCCACCCCCACCCGCATGGCATGTGCAGGGTGCTTTAGCACCTCGTGAGACTAAAAAACTGGTGAAGAATGGCTCTGTTACTGGCTTCCCGAAGGGAATGTGTCCAGTTTTGTGCCAGTTTTCCATGTGCGTGGCCCCTTTGGGGCTGGTCTGTTTGCCAGATTGATGACCTCGATGATGGCAATAAACCGCCAAATCTTTAGATTTGTGACCGCCGCGCATGTAATCGACTGCCCTTTTTATTCGATTCCTTTAAGAATCAATGACTTGTCATTGATAAGGTGTGCCAGATAAGTGGCTTTTTGGTGTTTAGTCATCCTCTACGTCTTCCCATAGGGAAGCAGAGACTGGAATGGCTGGGGTCAGCTCCTTTGCGGCCGAGCGTTCATCACGGGAAACCGCATGGCCAAAGGCTTCGCGAGTGGTTTGGCAGGAATGAAAGTCTGTTCAATCTGTTGACCTCAAGTGGCCTAGTTCAACCCTTTAGGGTTCCCCTCAATCAAAGGCAACTTCCTCTCAAGCATGTGATGGGCGGTCAGGTGTCAGCGGGTTGCGGCGGGAGCGTACCTGCGAATCACACATGCACCTGCCTTCCCCAGAGAACCTCGACCTTTGCCACAAGCCGACTTGACACAGCGACAAGGCAGCGAGTACATTTGAAAACGTCGAAACAACGACACCGCGAAAAACCCAAGCGGAATACAAGAACTGGGAGACGCCTAGGACGCAGTAGTGCTCTGCACCATGTATATGGATTGCATCACGAACATAAGCCGAAGGCTGACCGCTTTGACCCGATGGTTTTCCAACATCGGCGAGTGCGATAGGACACCGCGAGGTGCTGGCTGGGACAAGGCCAGAGACGCGACACAGTGCAACGCACTGGCAACTCAAATCGAAGATTTCAAGTGCATGACATGCCTCATAGCAGCCGTGTCATGTGCTGGACACCTTCGTCCTACTTTCCCCCGTAAACGCAACTCACGAAAGGCTTCATCATGCGTGACTCACTCCTCTCCCTCCCCAAGAACACAGTTCTTGACCTGTTCAAGCACTTGAACGGTGGCTCTGTTGGCTTCGACCATGAGCGGTCTAAAAAGACCGATTGTGTGGACAAGCTGTTGAATGACTTCCCTCCTGAGCGCATTCAGTCAGCAATGACTGCTTGTGGTGTGATGATGGGGTCAGAACAGATTCCGGCTCAGCCTCCTGCTCCTGCTCCTGCTGCCATCCCTGCTGCCACTGGCAACCCCGCCGATGCAATGCAAGCTCTCCGAGCTTTGCTAGGTGTTCAGGTTGACCAAGCTGCCATTCAAAGAATGGTGCTCACTGAGGTGAACGCTGCCTTAGCAAAATCCCCCGTGGTCAAAATCGAGGTTGTTCGCCCCGATGGTACAGAGTACAAGGCCGAAGGCCATGTTCGAACAGAGTTCCAAGAGGTGCTCACCGCTGCGATGTGTGGTCTCAACATTCTGTTGGTTGGCCCTGCTGGTTGCGGCAAAACCCACTTGGCTCACCAAGTTGCCGAGGCGCTGGGCCGCTCCTTTGCGTCAATCAGTTGCACCGCTGGCATGAGCGAATCAGCTTTGATGGGCTGGATGCTGCCCTCCGAAGGAGGTGCATTCGACTACACCCCAAGCGATTTTGTGACCATGTACGAAAACGGTGGTGTGTTTCTGTTCGATGAAATCGACGCCGCTGACCCGAACACTCTGTTGTTCGTCAATCAGGCACTAGCCAACGGCTCGTTCTACCTGCCTCAGCGCAAGGGCAACAGCAAAGTGACTCGTCACCCCGATTTTGTTTGTCTCGCTGCTGCCAATACCTTCGGTACTGGAGCCAACATGACTTATGCAGGCCGTGAACGTCTCGACGAAGCAACCCTTGACCGCTTCCGTGCTGGCACTGTGATGCTGGACTACGACACCAGATTTGAAAAATCTGTGATTGACAGTGATGTGCTGTCTTGGGGCCACAAGGTTCGAAGCAAGATTGCCGAGTCCCGCCTCAGCCGAGTAATGAGCACTCGCTTCCTGCTCGATGCAACGAAGTTGAAGAAGGCCGGACGCACTCTTCAACAGATTCAGGACACCTACTTTGTAGGTTGGAAAGCAGACGAAAAAGCAAAGGTGGCTTAAATGATTCTCGAACATGACCCGAAGGGTAAATTCACTGCGATATTGTGGGACTCAGTGGCAGAGCCAGAGGCTCTAGCTGCGAATGCCTCAGCGTGGAAATCTGCAAGCCATGCAACCGAGGCCCAAAAAGTCTTCACTCGTGACAACCGCGACGAAGACTGGTTGGGCGCTCCCTCTGTGGCTGTGCTGCAAAAACGCCTCAAGAACGGCTGGCCCGAAGGGGTCAAGAAAATCGAACAGATTGCAACCCGTGAGCTGGCTGCCCCTGCTTCGGTTCGCCGCCGCCGTGTTCGCTCCGATGCTGGCGACGAGCTGGACATGCAAGCGGTCTGGCGTGGTGACTTGAACCGAGCATGGTCAAGGACTCGACGAGCCAACAGAGTTGGCCCCCGTGGTGTGTCAATCGTGATTGACCTTTGTGCCTCCGCTGGTGTGTCATCAAGCAAGCTGTTCTGGCGTGGTGCTTCGGCCCTTCGATTGGCTCAGCTACTCACAGAGTCTGGCTACGCCGTTGCACTGTACGGTGCATTCGGTGGCAACCGTGTGGACTCAAGCGGCAAGCTCAGTCTGGCCCAGATAGTTGAGATTAAATCTCAAGACACCCCACTCGACATGGACAAGCTCGCCGCCCTCACTGCGATGGCTGGCTTTTTCCGAACCAGTCTGTTCGCTGGCATTCACTATGCCGCCGACCAGTATGGCAACGATGCCGACTATGGCTTGGGTACACCAGCACCAGAGCACATCAAGACAGCAATCAAGATGCTGCCTGTGCCTCAGAACGTAATCATCCAACGCAATGTGCTCAATGAGCAAGCTGCGAATGACTGGATTGACGAAGCGCTGAAACAGATTGACACCCCAATGCTGGAGGCAGCGTGACGCTTCACGGAACACGAGGCGCAAGAGTCTCGCTATGGGTTGATGACGGGTTTGGAAACCTGACCCGCATCACCTTCTCACTAATCCAAAGCCGTATTGCTACTGGCTGGGGCCAATTCTGAAACACCTGAAAGGAACACCATCATGCGACTCACCAACATCATCCGCGATTCATTTGTCCGTTCCGTCATGCAAGACCTGCCCTCACTTGTGAACTACGAGGAACAGGCTCACAAAATTTACAAGGACGATGCCATTGAACAGATGCCGCCACAGCTTCGCCCCATTGCATTGGACAAGGAGCTGTCAACGTGGCTCGAAACAAACTCCGTTTACTCGTACAGCTCACCCTTCTCAAGCACCTATGTGTTC